AACTTCCGCAATAATCACTTATTGCTATATGAATAATAGTTTCACCAATTGGAAAGTATAAATCTTTATTAGGTTCAATCCAAAGCCTATTATGAATCCCGTGTTCTAAATAAAGTGGTAATTCTTGACAAGTATTAGCGCCAACGTGAATAACTCCTTTTGGCTTGACTAATTTTGTTAAGTTGGTAAAGTTTATGTTCATTATGCTATTGTTATTATTTGGCCGTTATAAAGAGTTGAGTGAGGCTTAAGTGCGTTATACCATACGTTTACATCGTTTACAAAAATAAAGTCATTTGGATAGCGCTTGTGCAGTTCGGCTATAAATTGTCCGTCGTTCTCATAGTCAGCACTCCAAACCATATCTTTAAGAAATGAGCCGTGAACAAATAATTGGGCTATGTCGCATCTTGCAGGCAGACAATTTTCGGGATGAGCGTTTAATCTTTTGATTCCGTTTGCGTGCCAGATTTGCCCAAACATAATTATCTTAGGTTTTGAATAGGTAGACAAGAATTGAAAAACTCTCGTTGGGATTAAATTATCATTGTCAAGAAAATGAACGTAACAATCTGACCCTGCATAAACATCGGTGTATTTTTGCCTTACGTTTCTTCCACTTGGCGCTTCGCCTTGCTCGTGGATTACCTCTATTCTTCTAAAATAGTTGGCATCTTTTATTAATTCAAACCAGACTTTCTGTATAGGCTCAAACTCCCAAATGTGTGTGGGTACAATTATTTTTAATTCCATAGCTTAAAATTGACTTGTTTCTCCTTCTTTTAACTCTCCTAAATGTTCAGCGATTAAATCTAATCTACCCCACCAATTTACACCTAATATAGTTCTTGCATCATCGCCAAAGATAGGGTCTTCGCTGCAAATAGTTTGACCGTTAACAGGTAAACCCCACCTAAATCTTAGCCTAAAAAATACATCTTTGTGAATAGCCATAAATCCGCAGGTAAAATAGTCAGCCCTTTGCCATCCGTTTACAATTTCGTGAGGGTAAAACATATAAATTGCACCAGAATGAACTCCCCGACCTTTTACAATTCCCGACTTTAGTTTGTATAGATTATTGTCAAATAGTTTGGTCTTAGTGTCGACAGGAATAACTACATCGCTATCTACAAATAGAATATAATCAAATCCACCTTGTTGGGCAAAATCTAAGCACATATTACGAGCTATGCAAATAAGTGGCAATCTGGCACTTTGGTCTTGGTCAAATTGCCGCTCATTCTTGCCTGCTCCGTTAAATATCCATTCTTGGGTATAATCTACATCTAAATCGCTTGGAATATTACCTTCGTAGTTTAGGAGTATCTGTTCAAAACCTGCCGCTCTAATCGCTTCTAAACACTTTTTAAGCGAATAGGCTTTAAAATCTGTGCAAATTACCGCTGCTAATATCTTCATACTTAATAGATAAATGTTCCTCCAAATGTACCATCGCTTGAGTCTGCAAAAATCACTTGTTTAGTCCTGTTATTAAACACTCTAAACACTACCTTAGTTCCTGTTGCCTCAATTATGTACTTAATCTTGTCGCTTGGTTTTAGTAGATAACTTGAGCCTATTATCATCTTTTGGTCATTTAGGCTTACCATTTTAACTCCACTTTTGCCTGATGTTTCCCAACGTACATTTATATCTTCTTTAAATGTGCTTGGGGTTGGGGTTGGGGTTGGTTCTTTTGGTTTTGAGCAGCCTAACAGGGCTACTGCAAAAAGTATGCTTAGTTTTTTCATATTGTTTAAATGCTTTAAAATACCTTATAGGGTACAATTATAGTTAATAACGGCTTTATAATACCACTTAGGGTATAAACTAAACTATTCTCCAATTTTAGCCGCTTTAATCAAAACCTCCTCCAGAATCTTCTTTACTGATTTATCTTGCTCAATAGCTTTAAGTTGGTAGTGCTTGACTACTTCAGTAGGTAGGTCGAGTGCTTTTCTTTTTGTCTTTGTCATAATGCAACAAAATTATAATAATATTCTTAATAAGAAAATACTTTTTAAAATTTATCCATCCCCTCCAACTCCTTAACCCTCTTTTCGGCTGATTCTAAACGAGTTGCAAGTTCTAAAATATTTTTGTTCAACTCCAGATTTCTTGCTTTGGTTGCCATTTCTGATAGATATAGTTGCCCAATGTGCTGATGAACGGACACTAAATCAATCAAAATCTTCTCGGCTTTTTCTTTTCGCTCTCCACTTGCTTGTTCTGCGCTATTGTGTAACGTAGTGATGACGTTGCCTAACTTACCTACGATAGCTAAGGTCTTAGCTTCTTTTTGTTCGTCAAAGGTCATCTGTGCCTTGAGTAAATATAGCTGCTCAAAGGTCTGCTCGTATGCTTTTTTGTAGTTCATTGTTTTATATAGCTTAAAATGTGGCAAATCACATCAATAGTCCAACCATTCCCTAACATTCTATACCTTTGAGAATCTGAAACGTGAGCGGTGTAGTTGTCTGCAACAGTTTGAAGTCGCTCACATTCGATTGGGGTTAGTCTGCGTATGCGTGATGTGTTAATCATTGTGCTGCCTTTTGGTAATTGAGCTTGCAATGCAGGACTTATTCCATTAATATCATAAATTCTATCTTGTTGGTAAGGCTGTGTTCCTCCATTTGATTTATTGTTGTTGCTGATTTGTTTGACTTGTCTAACTAAATTATCTTTTGCAACTCCAGTTATACTATTTGTTTTACCGTCATTTCGACTTTCTAATTTTTGAATATGATTGCTATTATGCCAATCTTGACCTTTATTTTCAGTTCTCCCCCTCATTGCCACTATTTCAACCGCATTAGTATTTCCTGTATCCAAACAATAAGTTTTACCATCTGATCTGCTTAAATGACCTGTTCCACCTTTTCCTGTTGTTGATGAACGAGGCATTGTGTTGTGAACTATTAAATCCCAATTATGTTTATTAGTTGCGGTTGCACTTCCTCCATTTCTAATTGTACGAGATTTCGCATTTAAATCCAAGCCAGTAAATTGTTTATCTCTAACATAAGTGCCATCAAAAGGAGTTTTATAATAACCTGCAATTAGACAACCGCTTTTGTCTTTATTATCAGTAGTTAACATATTTTCATTAGCAGTTGACTTTAAATATTTATTTATTGCCTTTTCACTCAAAAAGTATTTCTCATCAACTTCACTTTCCAAAATATCTTTAAGCAAAATACCTTTGTCTTTTGGTTGTTGAATAATGCTTTCCGGATAACCAAATAATCCCATTGGTTGCATTCCAATATTTGTCCAGAAGATACGTTTCCTATTTTGAGCCGAAACTAAGGCAGAATTAATATGGATGCCATTTACCCCGATAGCTTTGCTCAATACCTTTTCCCACTTTTCGCCCATTTCCACGTTCTCAAGTAAAAAGTATTTTGGTTTAACTTCGTTTAACAATCGCATAAATTCCCAAAATAAATAAGATTGTCCTTCAAATTCGTAACCTTCTGCCTTTAATTGTAAATAGTGTTCTAAAGTCAATATTTCGGTTTCGCATTTTGTACTCATTCCTTTACGTTTACCTGCAAAAGAGAAACTTTGACAAGGAGAGCCACCCATAAGTAAATCAATCTTTGGCAACTTATAACCGTCAACATCTAATACACTACCCAATTGGATAGTATTAGGATAGTTAGCCATTGTTACCTGAATCGCAAATTTATCTATTTCGCTTGCAAAGTAATTATTTACTTTTATTCCAACTCTTTCAAGTGCCTGCTGACCGCAAGACATACCGTCAAATAGGCTTAATACGTTTATATTTTCCATTAAAAAGGTGTTTTAATTTCACTTGCAAATCCTATAAATTCTCCTGCTTCTCTTATCTTTTTTCCTTCTCCAGCATAGCAGATTTTGCCTTCTAAGGTTTCTCGGTATCTTGATTTTCTCCAATCAAATTCTAAAAAGCCAATCAAAGGTTTAGCCTTTCCAATTGTGTCGGGTTTGATTTTAGAAAAGTAAACATCTGTATCGTTTTTCTCTTTATCTGGCCAATCTACCGAGCAAATTACTTTTCCATTTCTATACCAACTTGCCCCACCGCTTATATCGTTTGCATCTGGGATTCGTCTTTTCTTCGTGTCCTTGTCAAACTCTACGTTCTTAGGATGGGCTATTGTCATAAAGTGCCTCTGCTTTAATTCTGCTAATTCGTTTCGGTAACTTAAGACATAATCCAGATATTGGTCTTCCCTGCCTTGAATATCGTGGTAGAGATTCTTCCAACTATCAATAAAGCAAGTGTTAACAATTCCGTTTTTATCTTCATACTCGCAAGTAAAATTCCAAAGGTCAATAGGAGATAGTGGTTTTTTAGCGTCTTCTTTCCCTGCAATCAAAAAGTAAGTATCAATCCAAGCCGTTGCGTTTATCAAATCTAAATCAGTAATTGAGTTCTCGTAACCCCTAAAACTTCTACGATAATACTTAACTAATAGCTTTCTTCTAATTTCGTTATAGCTTCCTATATCTGGGGCGTAAAGTAGATGTCTTAACCCAAATACTTCTGATTGATAGAATAGTATTTCAAGCCCAAACTCGGTTTTTCCACTTCCTGGCGTTCCTGTAATATCGGTTACGCCATCCAAAGCAAACTGAAATACCCCATTTAAGCATTCAAAGCCTGCGTAATTCATTCCCGCTCCACCCGTCTTATGGAATACTTCAAACTCTTTACGTTTAGCGTTGTAATCAATTATTTTTACATTCATTAAAAACCCCTTTCTTTAAATTCACGAATTTTGCGCTCGGTTTCCGTTTCTTCTGTATGGTTGTTAAACTTTAATTTACCTTGAAGTTCATC